CGAAACACCTACCCCAATTTCTTTTAACCCCGAGAACGAGGCTAAAGCCGATTTTATTAAAATTGGTTCAAAAGCACCACGCGGAATTATGGATTCCGTACTAGAAAAAATTAATAAATAATTAAAATTAAAAAAAATGCCAAATCCAAACATTACAACAACGTACGCAGGCCAATGGGCAGGTAAGTACGTTTCTGCGGCTCTTTTGAGCGCACCAACTATCGAAGGCGGCGGGGTAACCGTTATGCCTAACGTAAAATTCAAAAGCGTTATCCAACGTTTAGAAACAACTAACTTTTTGCAAGATGCTTCTTGCGACTTCCAACCTGCAGGACAAGTTAACTTAACCGAGCGTGTTTTAGAAGTTAAAGACCTTCAAGTGAATATGACACTTTGTAAAAAAGAGTTCCATTCAACTTGGCAATCTATCGAAATGGGTTATTCTTCTTTTGATACTTTGCCTAAGTCGTTTGCTGATTACCTTATCGCTTATGCCGCTGAAAAAGTTGCAGCCGCTAACGAGGTTTCTATTTGGCAAGGTAACGGAGGTCTTTCGGGTGAATTCGATGGACTTTACTCAACTGCATTGGTAGACCCTTTATTACCACCCGCTCAATTAGTTCCTTCGGTTGCAGTGGATGCTACTAACGTAATCGCTCAATTACAATTAGTATACGATGCTATCCCTTCAACACTTTACGGAAAAAGTGACTTAAAAATTTACGTTTCTCAAAACGTTGTTAAGGCTTACGTTGCTGCTTTGGGTGGGTTCGCAGTTGCTGCTACTTCGAATTCAGGGGTTAACGCTCAGGGTACAATGTGGTATAACAACGGAGCGTTGACTTTCAACGGAATTCCTTTGTTTATGGCGAACGGATTACCTACGGATTCAATGATGGCTACAACTACTTCTAACCTTTACTTCGGTTGTTCTTTGTTGAGCGACACGCAAGAAGTTCGAGTAATTGATACTTCGGCTACTTTAGGAGATGACAACGTTCGCGTTATTATGCGATACGCTGCGGGTGCGCAATACGGAGTAATTGAAGACATCGTAGTTTACGGATAATCCACATAACCAAAATATAACGGGGTGGTGGATAATACTGCCACCCTTTTTTTTAACATTAAAAAACTAAAATAAAATGAGTTGCGATATTTCACACGGTAGATTGGAGCCTTGTAAGGATGCAGTAGGGGGATTGAAAAACCTTTATGTATTAAATTACGGGCATTACGACGAAACCGATATTACTTATGATACTGCATTAGGTTACGAAGACGTAATTACTGCAATTTCTTTAAATCCGATTGCCCCTGCATTAACCACTTCAATTTACAAATTTGAATTAAAAGGTACAAATTCCTTTGAAACTACTATTACAAGTTCACGTGAAAACGGAACTACGTTTTTTGAGCAAGTGTTAACGGCACAACTTAAAAAGCAAGACGGAATTACGCACAAGCAAATTAAATTGTTATCTTACGGACGCCCTAACATTATCGTTGAGACAAACGCGGGGCAATACTTTATAGCGGGTTTACTTCGCGGAATGGATGTAACGGCGGGTACTATTTCAAACGGAACTGCGTTAGGAGATATGAACGGGTATTCTTTGACTTTTACAGGCCAAGAGGCTACGCCTGCTAATTTCTTGGATTGCTCAACCGAAGCACAATTACTTGTTTTGTTAAATAACCCTTCACTTGTAACTAACTAAGAACTTTGTTTCATAACGTTAAGGGGGTGGCAACACCCCTTTTTTTATGCACAAAAACACGGAATAGGAGTTATATTAATATGATAGTAGTTCAAGAACAATTAACAAGCCAAACCTTTAATTTTATCCCGCGCTATGGAACTCCCGTTACGTTGGAGTTAACAGGCGAAAACACGAATACAACTCAAGTTGTTGCGGGTACGTTTACGGCAGGGGATTACGTTTACGACTTTAGCGGAATTTTACCCACGGAAGAAAACCAATTTTATTGGGCGGTCATTAAAGACGGAAGCGGAAACCTACTATTAAAAGAGCGTATGTTTTGCACGAACCAACCGATAAACACCTTCTCGGTTAACGACGGGCAATTTATAAGCAATACCACAACTAACGACTTTATAATGTATGAATAACGTTCACGTTTTACAATTAGCGGAATACCAACAACCCGTATTACAAGAAAACTCGCGAGACGCGTGGGTAGGTTGGGGAGAAAATAACGATTACTTCGATTACCTAATTGATAGGTATACGAATTCAACGACAAACGGAGCCATTATAAACAACGTAAGCCGACTAATATACGGAAAAGGTCTTAGTGCCTTAGACGCTTCGCGTAAGCCTAACGAGTACGCGCAAATGATGACCTTATTTAGTAAGGATTGCGTACGGCGAATGGTATTCGATAGGAAGTTATTTGGGCAATTTGCTATTCAGGTTCATTACAACGACAAGCACGATAAAATACTAAAGGCTTATCATATACCCGTAAATCTTATTCGCGCTGAAAAGTGTAACGACAAAGGCGAAATAACGGGTTATTTTTATTCCGATAATTGGGAAGACGTTCGTAAGTTTCCACCTACTAGAATACCCGCGTTTGGACACTCAAAAGACAAGGTGGAAATAATGTTTGTTAAGCCTTACGGGGTTGGGATGAAATATTACGCATACCCCGACTACCAAGGCGCGATACCTTACGCAGTTTTGGAAGAAGAAGTAAGCGACTATTTAATAAATGAAGTTCAAAACGGATTTAGCGGAACTAAAGTCGTAAACTTTAACAACGGAGTTCCTTCGGAAGAACAGCAAGACTTAATTAGTCAAAAAGTATTAAGCAAGTTAACGGGTTCCAAAGGTCAAAAAGTAATTGTCGCCTTTAACCTAAACTCGGAATCTAAAACAACGGTAGACGATATTCCATTAAACGACGCGCCCGACCATTACACGTACCTAAGCGAGGAATGCTTACGTAAAATAATGTTAGGTCATAACGTTACAAGTCCGTTACTTTTCGGGATTGCAAGTTCTAACGGATTTAGTTCTAACGCAGACGAATTACAAAACTCGTTTGTACTTTTTAACAATATGGTTATTAAGCCTTTTCAAGACGAAATATTAGAAGCCTTTGATAAGGTTTTAGCCTTTAACGGAATAGCCTTAAAACTATTCTTTAGAACTCTTAAACCGCTTGAATTTACCGACCTAGAAAACGCAACTACCGAAGAACAAGTAACCGAAGAAACGGGAGCAGATGCCACGGAGTTAAAAGCACAAAGCACCGAAGAACAAATAGCCTTAGCATTACAGGAATTCGGAGAACAACCCCAAGAAAATTGGCTATTAATAGATGAAGCGCCCGTAGATTACGACACGGACGAAGAAGAAAACAAAACGCTCAAAGGCGAAAAGAGTTTATTCTCAAGGTTAGTTGAATTGGTTAATACGGGGGTAGCTTACCCTAATTCAAAGTCCGAACAAGACGAAGCAATAGACGGGGTTAAATTTATTACTCGTTATGTTTACGAAGGCGAAGACGGCGGGAAAAGCGGTAAGACACGTCCTTTTTGTAGGTTAATGAAAAGCGCAAAAAAGATTTATCGTAAAGAAGACATTTTGCGAATGAGTAAAAGTATAGTTAACGGGTTTTATATAAACGCGGAAGGCGAACAAATAGGCTTTGGACCAAAAGGCGCTTTAACGTACGATATATGGTTATATAAAGGCGGACCAAATTGCCACCACCGTTGGAATAAACAAGTTTACGCGCAGTTCGATAGCCGTTTCGGAATAGACGTAAATTCTCCAAACGCAAAAAGAATAGCCGTTAAAAAAGCGGAAAAATTCGGATATAAAATTAAAAATAACGCATTGGTTTCGACACGTCCGATAGATATGCCGAACCGAGGATTTTTACCTAAATAGAAATGGCAGAAGCATTACTAATAACACGAGACGATTTGGTGCGATTTACCGCACTTAACGGAAACATAGACACCGATACATTCATACAATGGATTAAAGTCGCTCAAGATATTCATATACAGCAATACACGGGAACGCAACTACTCGATAAAATTAAAGCGGATATAGTAGCGGGAACGTTGGCTAACCCTTATTTAGATTTAGTCGAAACCTACTTAAAGCCTATGCTTATCCATTGGGCAATGGTCGAATACTTACCTTTTATGGCTTACACCTTAGCCAACAAAGGAATCTTTAAACATAGTTCGGAAAACGCTCAAAACGTAGAAAAAAACGAAGTCGATTTTTTAGTAGATAAGCAAAAGTATTTAGCGCAAAACTACACGGAGCGGTTTATTCAATATATGGCGTTTTCGGGTAATACGTTTCCCGAATACTATTTAAATACGAATAGCGACATATACCCTAACACGGATTCAAATTATAGCGGATGGGTAATATAAAGAAGGAATACACGCCAAAAAAAAGCAACGTTATTAAGTTGCAAAAATTAATTAAAAAGTTGAACAATGGCAATAAAGATAAGTGAGTTAACTCCAAAGGGTGATATTTTAGAAGCAACGGATTTACTCGAAATTTCCCAAGACACGCCCGACGGCTATATAAGTAAAAGCATAACAGGCGCGGAAATAATAGATGCTATTCCCGTACCCGTAGTTAACCCGACCTTACTTGCTTTTTCAGGGATTGCAGGAACACCAACAAGCGCAACGACAATAACCGTTTGTCATTCTATTTTAATTCCCGCTAACACGTTTACAGATAATAACATTCTTCAGGTTGTGTTTAGGATGCTTCGCCAAAGCGGTAACTTAGGTCAAATGTATGGACGTATTTATTTTAACACGGCAAACACTTTAACAGGCGCTACTTTATTTAATACTACCTTTACGATGAACGGCGGCGGTACTCAATACCTTGGGTATGTAGAGCGAAACTTTAGCTACGACGGAACTAACTTAACTAGCTATTCAAATGCAGCGTTTTCGGAATATACGACGGGCGCGGTGGTAAACGTTGCTTTTGATGCAACGGTTGATAATTACGTTTTATTAACAATGCAATGTCAAAACTTGGCGGATGTAGCTAATATTAATCTTTTCAAAATTTTTTCCTATGCTTAATTTGACAACAATTGAAAACGGGTTTATAATAAACGAACTCGAATACCTATTTGAAGGCGAAGCTGAAATTTTAAGCGAAACGCAAGCGCACGTACCTACGGATAAAGGCATAATTTTATGCGATACTTCGATGTCAATTAATGAAGAAACTTACTATAATATAAACGACTTTTTAACCGCTTTGTATGCGTAACCATTTACAAGGGATTTCTTTGCTTTATCATTTGTTCGCGTATTCTGCGGTATTGGTTACAATCTTTGAAGCCCCCTATACTTTTTACAAACTATTTGCAGTTGCTTACGGAACTTACGTTACGTTTCAACTGCTAGACTTTTACGATAATGAATACTAAAATTGCACTTTTCTTATTTTCGCTTTTTTCTATTTTAGCGCCCGTTACGCCGTTAATCATAATAGCTATTTTGTTTATTTGGTTAGATATGTTTTTCGGTATATGGCGAAGCGTAAAATTAGGCGGTTGGAAGTCGTTTCGTTCCCGCAGATTAAGTAACACCGTTTCAAAAAGTTTTCTATATTCGGGGGGTATTTTAGTTGTTTACTTTTTAGAAAAATACGTTTTAGCAGATATTTTAGGGTTGTTTGTTTCAGTTGATTTAATATTAACAAAAGCGTTTACGTTCTTTTGTACCTTTATAGAAATTAAAAGTATAAACGAATCTTACGAAGACATTACAGGCAAAAACATTTTAAAAGCGTTTAAAGATTTTGTAACCCGAAGCAAACAAGATTTAGATGAGCTCAAACCTTGATATTCAAAAGATAATACAAAAGCGTTTATCGAAAGGGCAATTCTTTGAAGAAGCAAGCGACAAAACGCAAATATATTTACACCACACGGCAGGTAATGGAAACGCGGAAGGGGTGGCGCGTTGGTGGAATAGTAACGATTCACAAATAGCGACCGCCTTTGTGGTTGGAGAAAACGGAACGATAGTACAATGTTTTTCTAGTAAGCATTGGGCGTGGCACTTAGGCATTGATTCGGAAGACTTTTCGCGTATGGGTTCAAAATATAAGAACCTGAATAAATTAAGCGTAGGAATAGAAATTTGTAATTGGGGTATGCTCAAAGAAAAAAACGGAAAATTTTATAACTACGTAGGCGGCGAAATTAACCCTTCGTATGTTACAACTTTGGAAACGCCTTATAAGGGTTACAAGCATTGGTATAAATACACGGATGCACAAATAGAAGCAACGCGCCAATTAGTAGTTTATCTTTGTGAAACGTACGGTATCCCGAAGGCTTATCGTAAAGAAATATGGAGTTTAGATAACGAAGCGTTCAAGGGTACAAAAGGAATCTATACGCATAACTCCGTACGTAAAGACAAAGCAGATATTTACCCGTGTCCACGTATGATTAAAATGTTACAAAGTTTATGATTCGAATAATAGCGATTTTAAGCGTTTTAACGCTACTTTCGTGTTCAAGTGAACGCAAAGCACAATACCACTACCGAAAAGCGCTTAAACACGGCCTAAAGGCTATTAGCGATAGCGACACGATACGAATAACTACTTTAGATTCGTTCCCCGTAATAAAACACGATTCTATTATTTGGGAAAAATTTATTACAACGAAGGACACAATCGTAAATTTTAAAAACGTTTACATTCCTAAAACCCGTTTTCAAACTAGAATAGAATACAAAGAACGCGTTAAGACACTTCGAATAGAAGGTAAGACACAATGGAAAACAGCGAAGGCGGTTCAAGTGGTTAAATACCGTACTTCGTGGTGGTTGGTTTTGATTGCTTTTCTACTCGGGTTCGTTCTTCGGTTCATTTTAAATAGCGCTTTTATTTCTAGGCTTAAATTATTCTTCCGATATTTCGGGCAAATTTAACGTATGAATTTAATTAAACACGGGCGTAACGTCCACGAACTGCAACTCGACGGTAAGCAAGTTCACGTAGCTATGTTATCGGATTTACATTGGGATAACCCGCATTGCGATAGGGAACTACTAAAAAAGAACTTGGATTTCTGCAAAGAAAATAATATTCCCGTAGTTATTAATGGGGATTTCTTTTGTTTAATGCAAGGACGCGGGGATAACCGCCGTAACAAATCGGACATACGCCCCGAACACAACAACGCGCGCTATTTGGATTCGATAGTTGAAACGGCGGTCGAATGGTTTTCTCCCTACGCGGATATTATCAAAGTTATCGGATATGGAAACCACGAAACAGGAATAATTAAATACCAAGAAACGGATATTCTTCAAAGATTCGTAGACCTATTAAACTTTAAATGCGGTTCTCAGGTTCAAACGGGCGGGTATGGTGGTTGGGTTATCATTAAACAAACCTTTAACGGCAATGCGCAAATATCTACCAAGGTAAAATATTACCACGGCTCAGGTGGCGGT